CATCTCCATGATAGTTTTAAGAAACTAGCATTAAGAATAGAAATGTTACTTACCTTATCTGGTAGGTCATTCACTATATCTTATCTCAAAGAAGCTCATAGATTAACTATGAAAACTTTGGCAGGAGAGTCTACTGAACCTGGAGAGGTTCGAGTAGCAATGCGTCGTGGTCTACCTCTTATAATTCCTGGTAGTCTCCGTCTCTTAATCGAGGCCAAAGATACAAGAATTATAAAGTATGTCCTGACTATGCTTTCAGTCTTTAGAGTGATACCTTCCTATCCCAAACTAAAATTGGAGACTATAACTAGTCCTCATAAGGGTCTTGTTAAGACTCTTCCCGAAATGGGTTTAGCTTTCCGTATTCTGGAAAATAAATTTCTTCAAGGAAACTTGATGAAACAATATTTCAGACAAGACATAAGTCTGTTTACGGTGGGTAGGCCTTTGTATCGCTCTACATCAGCTGGACCGAACTCAAGATCCAGTTTGTTAGGTTTTCCTCTAGATGCTTTTGCATTTGAGTTAAACCCTAATTTACTTAAGTGATTCTCAATATTCGCTAAGAATACGAATCACAAGGATCTTTGAGAAAGGCTCCGGGACGACATCCAATTTATCAAGTCAAATCCTTCTAAGGTACTAATACGTAAATCATTCTTGAAAGAAAGAGATACGGATTTTACTATGAAAGATTTAGCTGATCATTGGGGGTTCTTCACCGGAGATTCCAGACTGACCTTAGGAAAATTATCCTTAAAACTTGAAGCTGCAGGAAAGGTCAGAGTCTTTGCATTGGTTGATGCTTGAACTCAAAGCTTACTACTTCCACTCCATAGGGCATTATTTGATATTTTATCAAGAATACCTCAAGATGGAACCTTTGATCAATTAAAACCTGTGAAGGTCTTAATGAATAAAGGTAAAATGGATTTATATAGTTTCGATTTAAGTGCAGCTACAGATAGATTACCAATAGACTTACAAGTTGATCTCCTCTCTTTATTATTTGATAATAGAGAGACGGCAGAAGCTTGAAAGCATCTTTTGGTAGATAGGGATTATCGTTTAGATGATCCTAATTTTCCAGAAGTTTCTGGTAACTATCGATATGCTGTTGGTCAACCAATGGGGGCTCTTTCCTCTTGAGCAATGTTAGCTCTGACACATCATATGATCGTACAGATATCAGCTCTTCG